TGAGTTCCTCTGTTCTGTGGGAAATACCCCAAAGAACGAGGTCTTAAATAAGGATGAGCCCCTAGTGGGAGACATGAGGTTTCTTCAATCTTAGGAAGAATAATCCTCCTCTCTGGACCCTCCACGCAACAGAGATCAAAAACATCTGTTTCAGTGAGGAGGGATCCATTAGGATGGATAGGTTGTTCTATAAAATCTAGGACTCTCTCCACAATTAATGATTGAGAGAGAGCCAGATCCTGGTTTCGAACAAAAACATAGCCAACATGGAATGAACTGATAGGAGGAAACTCTATCAAGCGTTTATGATTATTACAGACCGCAAGGATCCTGGGAAAATCATTAGACAACTTTCGAAAGAAAGTGTTCATCTCCGCTCTCGTTAGTTCGGAGAACTCTTTTGGAGTTCCTCGTCCTTGGAGCTTTCGGAGTTGGTTAATTAGCTCTTGTTCTGGTTCAACACAAAAACCTAAAACGTTCCACACTTCTGTATCATCGCCGTGGGCGTACACCGGAACGGGGAGGGCCTTGATAGGTATACCAGGAACATTCAAGACGTTTGAAAATAATTTCTTGAACAGATCCACAAGGTATACCTTCTTAGCCAGGACCTGGTCAAAGTTTCCTTGGAAACGAGAACCAAGTCCCCCCCATCGGTATGATACTCGAAGGGAACGAGGCGTGGTGGAAAGTAGTTCATGGTTTGTGATTACAAACAACTCTTCTAGGATAGAAAGAGACTCTGGATAAATCCTTTGAAGTTCACAATAGGTTAATGCAATAGGACGATCATCACGACCGACCAACCGCATTTTCCCTGTGTTCAAAAGGCTTTGATCTGGAGCCCAGAAGAGTTGAGAGTTTATCAAAACAAACTCAGGGTCAACATAAGTTTTTCCTTTTGTGGGTGTTAGACCACTCTGACTGCCCAGTCTGAACCATCTCTCGATGGGACGGGGTTCTTCGTATGCTGCCACATCGTCACCATTTATCAAGAATTGGGTAAAACCCGACTCAAGACAAAGGGCGAAGTTGGCAAGACATAATAAAGGAAAACTAAGTATGGAACCCATGAGCTGCCCTCTGGTCTGTTGATATTCTCCCCAAGGGTAAATGAGCGAAGAAGGAGCAAGCTCCCACTTCGCCCACTCTCTAGTGGGGCCATGAGAAATTTCACTGAGAATAGCGTCAGATAAAATCTGAGTGGTCTCAAGTCGAAAGTTATCAGTGGCTGACTCATAGTCTCCAGAGAGGAAAACTCTCCCAGACTCAGGTGAATAACCTAAACCTTGGAGAGCCGCCTCTATGGATGACAAACCCGTCAGAATATCATCGAAGCTCTCAACACGTCCCCCCGTTAGAACAAATTGGGGGTAGGTCTGAAGAGCTTGCCAGAGTGCAACTTGGAATGGTTTCAAGACACGGCTCAATGACTCTCCGGCAGTAATAATTCTTGCCTTGAGAGGCTCTACAATTGGACAGACCTTACAACTCTTGGATCTATTAGGAGGATATAGGGGAAAAATAAGATCACGGCTCGCGCCATGATCCCCCATATACACATCCGGGTAGAACCTAGGAGTAAAGATCTGATCTCCAAAAGTAGGACCTTCAAAAGAGCCCCGAGCAATGTTTTGGATCCATTCCCCGTTTGTTTCTGATTGTTGGTGTTGATGAATTCGCAGTCCTTCTGAAACATCTCGAAGAAGAGAGGCAGTATCTGAGGGAGCCAGTGTAAAAACTACCGGCTCCCGACGTCCATCTGCTAATCCGAGAGGTTTTGAGGACTTCATGTTCTCTTCGATTCTCAGATGAGAATAGGAAAAATCTGGGATAATCTTGGAAATGATTCTAAGATCACCCTCTCTTCCTTTCCCTCGAAGAATCAGAAAAGGATGATGAATTCTTCTCCAAATTGACGAATTGGCTGTGACTATGTGTCCCGTATGGGAATAAAATGCCTGACCAAACTTATGGTTGCTTGTAAGGAGAATAATGGGTGAAGTAAACTTCGTCCCCTTAATTCCTACATTGCTATCATTAAGACTGGCCATAGGTAACACATAGTATGCAGAACTTACCAATTGATCAAATTGAAGAACATCACTGTAAGACACAGCATCTTGTGCCCAATCATCAAGGATTACAATAGGTTGACACTTGTAACCGTCCCAGAATTCAGTATGTGGGGATTTGAAATAAACCCACGTTTTCCAGGACGAATCAACAGGATAACCGAT